GAGGTGGCATTGAAACCAGCCTTAATGACAATTACCTGCGCCCTGCCTTTGTCAAAGTTGGCTTCGGTGAGTGGCATGTAGTTTTGTATTTCTTCCCGGGTCTCATTCTCTTTAACCCATCTGGGAATATCTTCATCGGCTACTTCTAGTTTCCTGTATTCAGCCCTTATCTTTCTCTTAACTGCTACTAATTCGGCAGAGGGTATTTGCACTTTCTGCCCTCTGAAACCACCTGGACTCAAGGCTGCAGCCGCCCTACCTAGTTGTGCCCGTGTGACTTTCTTTTCAGGGTCTTCCCATAATCTTAGTTTCCAGCCAGAGGGCGTATCAGCGTCAGGCGCATAAGCAAAGGCACCCATCGGATAACTTTGCCCGTCTTCTGTCTTAGTGGCTTCCTGTAATTTGAGCCAGCCTAATACGGAGGTTGCCTCTTTTAGTGCTTCCTTCGTTTTCTTCTCCTCGGGTTCAATGTCAGACGATAACAACTCCTGACAGAGTTCAACGATTTTCTTAATCCGGGCAGAGTCTAAGTTAGCATTGCGCCTGCCAGCCTCCTGTATAATCTCGGAGTATATCGATTGTAGGGATTCCATCGGCTGAAATACCTTAGTACTCAATACCTTTTTAGGCTCACCAAATGTAGGTTTATTATCCTCGTCTAATTCATAACTGGACTCATATAGTTGCCCGTCTATGTTATAAATAACCTTGTCCCCAAAGACCTCATCAATGGTCAGGTTCTTCGGTATGGGCACCGATTGACCTATTTTGTATTCCGACATTAACGCCGACTGAAGTAAGGTGCTCTTGTTTTTATCACTTAGCATTTTCGCCTCCCTGGTTATCCATTTACCGCCTTCTTTCTTATAGGACTTTTTAACGGAGGCCCACGATATCTCATGCGCTAAGGCCTCTCGGTTGTCATCATCCTTATGTTGCTCCCATGCCGAATTAAATGTTTTCATGTATATTTCTTTAGCATGTTGGGGGAGTGCTTTGACGTTATCCGGTAAATCAGATGTTGAATCATAGGGCATGATTACCTCCTTGTAATGCAAAAGCCACTGATTTGCAAAGCTGGTTCAGTGGCCGAAACCTCGATAAATCACCTACTATAAGTAGATAACTCTTTTATTTCTTTAATCTCGCAGGGGCTAATCTGCTAAATGCTATTGCATTATTGCACCACTTGTGTTATAATTAAGATATGAATAAAATATGTGTTATCTGCAGTAGTGAATTTACTACAAGCCACCAATGCGAAGAGTGCTGTTCTGCTAAATGTGGCTATAAATTGAGACAATCGAAATTTGATAAGAGAGTGGAATCACTTATCGGTGAGCCTTTAAGTTCATGGATTCGACACCACTATATTGATAATTTATGGACTTATCGCCAAATCTGTAATGCTATCGGCATTAATAACCGAACACTAATGCGTTACATGAGAGAATTCAATATACCTATCCGCAATCCATCAGAAGCTGTGAAAACTCAATGGATAAGAAATCCCGACAGAAAACTAAATAGTCGAAATATTATTACCAAGGGCACACCCAAAAGGGCTGAATTTCTTCGTAATCACCCACAGTTAAGTGAAGTAGCATTGATAAAAGAACTAGATGAAAAGAATATTGAATATGAATTCCAGTATGTTGTCGGTTCATATGTTCTAGACTTTGCCTTCCCCGATAAGATGGTTGATATTGAACTTGATAACCCGAAACGCTGTGGTCACAACTTCGACCGTCTAGCCAAAACAAGAAAGCGGACAGCAGAACTTCAACAATTAGGGTGGACAGTTATTTACTTTCGTAATGATACCGATGTTAAAACTATCACCAGCGTTATTCGGGGGTTAGTCTTTTCGCCTTAGGCGAGCGGGACTAAGTGCACAGCGACAATCAGGATGTTGAGGAGGTGCCATTACGCCTCCGCTAAAGGATTGATTAACAGGTATCACACCTTCTGATTCGTTGCCTAAACATTCGTCACTTACAAGGTCATCTCCAGCTGTTACCCATTCCTTGCCTTCTATCCCCATGTCTGCCATAGAATCAAGTGAGGCTTGGGAAAGAGCGTTGGCTGTCTCTGTTCTAGCTATTAACTCAGAGCGATACTTACTCATGTCACTAAAGCTACTACGTATGTCCCTTGATATACCCGGGATGCCCCGTTTGTTCTTTACCCCATTACTGATAACCCGGGCTAACCGGCTCTTGGTTTCCTCGTCTAATCCCTTGACTAACGTGGCTCCGTGTTTCCCCGCCCACTCTATTGCCTTAGATGGAGGTGGCCCCTCATAGGCTATTGGGATGCCTAACTTAGTCTTACCATAGGAAATCATCGCGGCCTGACCTGAGATATAAATCTCGGCTGCTTGACCGCTTATATCAGCCTCTAGCTTTTTACTAAAAGAAGACAATAGGGGATTGAGTATATTGTCAATGTCTTTATCTAATGGCATCTACCACTCATTCCTTTTCGACATATCGGTTGTAAATCTTCTCTAAAGAACTATACGGAAACGCCTTCTCTAGCTTATCGAAGTATTTACTTAGTTCGCTTTGTAGCCTTTTTCTTTGCTTTAGGTGCGTGTTCGGGTTGGCCGGTATCTCCGCCTCCAGGATAACTATGATATTATCAATCTCATCAGTGACTGACATGGCATTCCTTTAATTGTTTATTTTCAAATCTGAGTAATCTAATTTCAATCTCAAACTGTCTCTGTCCTTCAATCAATTTATCTATTTTAGTTTCCAATCGTTTTATATGTTGCTTTACCACGCTGTCAACTATGTGGTACTTGGCTGACGGAAGCAATTGGAGATTCTCAATCCGATTATCTGATTTAATACCGTTGATATGGTGAACAACTTCCCAAGGCAAGAGACAACGATTGATATGTTTTGCCACAATAAGACGGTGCTCAAAGACACAGCCCGTACCATTTATCATTGGATAAAAGAAGTCGTTAGGTGAGAGCCATATCAGGATATAGCCATGTACAGTTTTAGACTTTCCGCCTTTCCAGCGTGTGGATTTATCTCCAATTGGTCTTACCCTTTTTTGCATACAAGGATTGCAATAGTTATATACAGGTTTACCCTTAATTAGTTTTACCCACCTTAACTTTCCGCAATTAGTACATGCTAAGTAAATATACTTATGAGATTTATCAACTAGCCCTAAATCTCTACCATATTGAATTTCTCCCACTTCAGGCATTTTTACCCTTCTTTTTATGTTCCCTTGTTTGCTTGGGTTTAGGTTCTCGTCGTTTAGTCCCAACCTTTTCTTCCACCTTCACTGTTTCAATTCCGTCATCGTCATTTGCTACCTCATAAGTAACCTTCCAGTTCTCTGTTTCCCCTTCAAGCCGTGGCATAAGGGCAAATGCAAAATCATTAGCCTCTGCCGCAACCTCTACGAAGGTTTCCCCTTCTACTTCCTTTGTACCCCCGCATTCGTCACACTCCACCATAACTAAACCGTGCTCAAACTCTATGAATCCCTTACCCTCACACTTCGGACATTTCATAACTACTCCTTTTGGGTATCTCTATCTGATGGCATTTACACCTCTTCGTATTTAATTAACCAATGATTGGGATTGCCACAAGTACAAGGGATTGAGTTATAGGGAATATCTGCTTCAGTTGCGAAATCAGCAGAGCATCCTTCACATCCCCATTGTTCACCCGATAATTCCACATGGAGATACACACTATCCCTCTTACCATCAAAGAAAGGGGAATCTACAAATAGATTTATTGTATCTATTAGCGATTCACGGTTTGTAGCCTTTACAGCGCAAATCATACCTAGATGGACCTTACAACTTTCAGTAAGTAAATCAATCATAACTACTCCTTTTTTAATGATTCCCTGAACGATTTCAATGCTTTGGCTAGTGCAATGTTGGGGTCGCTCTCAGTCTGCTTACTAAGAGCGTCTATTACCTCTTTGGGGTTATTAATACCTAACGTCATTAGGGCTATCTGCTTTACATCATCGGAGTAAGCCAGGTCTGGCATGATTTGAAGTATCTGCCCAAGTGCTGTGGCTGCTGCTATTATATCCGCTGGCGCTATTGCAGGGAAGTCCCTGTCAACATACCAGTTGTCGGGTGATACCTTGGCATGTTCCAGAATAATCTCGTCAATATCCTGGTAGGTGTCGCTCCATACCTTCTGATAAGATTGGAACATCTTCATCATGGGAAGCTCAACCGTCTTGGCTGTGGCTAAGTTCCCTGTTGATATATCCCCAAAATACTGCTCGGGAATCCCAACAGCAGCGCATACTTGATACTTAATCATCTTGCCATCTTGATAGGCACCAGACGCACCAGTATCGGTTTTTATGGGGGTTGTGTCTACTCCCATGTTCTCTATTATGGTAGAGCCTGCGTTGACTTCCTTGTCGTTGGTCTTAGCTTTGATGGCATCTACAGCCGCTTGCCCACCTACGACTTTAGACTTCCAAGCAAACTTTGCTATTGCCAGCATAACCGCTATCCTGGACGCTAAGAACTTTCGGTAATACTTTATCCACTTGAGAGCAGGGAGTAATAAGGGATTACCCCGCTGTGAAATGGTGTTATATGCCAGATGATAAACTAAGGCATCATCAGTCTTTTGAACACTACCCCCCTGAGCGTCTTTAGTGGCTACGTTTTTAATGTTGGTTGTGCTGCGGTAGATAGTATCATGGGGCTTGCCCGTTGTGTCTGACCAATGACGGCGGTAGAATCTCACATCCTCCTTATCGTCAGGGTTGGTGATTATCTCGGTTATCTCTAACGGGTCAATGCGCCTGATTGTAGCCGTCTGTCCTAAGAATAAGGCGAAGAATATCTCACCATCTACTAATAACTTATCGCTTGACAGGCGTTGCCCTCTGGCTGATAAGACGGATTGATTAGCCTTAGCATCCCAGAAGTCCTCTAGTGCCTTTTTAGCCCCCTCATCTTCTGTCTGCCATGTCATCCCTGTACCGAATGTGTAATCAGTCCATAATCTAATAGACTGACGGGCTAATGGGTCGGTGGCATAATAAAGTCTTGATGTTTGGAGGTTTGTTATCCTTTCGTTTGCAGAGATAACGTCACCCGTAGTACCGGAGAGGTTAATCCAGCCGGAATCTTCTAGAGCAAGGTCTGCCGAAACTGACATTGCTGTCTCTCGCAATAAAACTTCTAATTCATCATCTATCCTTAGCTCACTTTCATTACGCATTAGCAAACCTCTTTACCTTGTGGGTTAATTTTGGTACATTGGCAAGTTCATCTTCCCATATTATCAAGCAATCAAAACCGTATTGCTTATAATGCTCAATCCTATTAGCAACATCAAAGACCGGATGCCAATAAGCACCAAACAATTCTATGGCTTGTTTCTTACCATTGGTATTGATAAAATCAGGATTGCGATTACCAAGCCAGACATCTCCGCCACCAGTATACTTAAAGGGTAGATTGTTCTTTTCAAGAACCTTAATGAGGGTAGCCTCAGCACCGTTGGGGGTCTGGCAGAATATACCTTGCTTTCGTTGATTTATTACATTACAAGAATTAGAGCAGAAACGCCTTTCAGCCGACTGGTAATCCTCAAAGGGATTCCCGCATTCCCCACAATGATATAATATTTTACCGCCTTTCCACATTGGATGCTTATCACCTGATATTCGGTTTGATTGAGCAATTCTTCTGCATTCCGAAGAGCAATACATCCCATAGCCGTCTGCCACTAAATATCTATGAGCCTTAAATTCCTTTCCACAAATAAGACATTGCCGCACAACCTTTTTGTCCCTAGCACAAGCCCTGCACAGTATAGTTCTTGGTTTGCCTTTTTCCAATCTAACCCACCTTTCCCTACCACACTTCTCGCAGGCAAACCAAACTTCCTTCTGATAATTATTACCTATTTTTGTTGCAGCTTCTCTTATAAGAATCTCTAAATCATCTTGGTTTATTCTATCGTTCATATAGCTAACCTCATTACGGATTGATTGCACCGTTTAGCGGCTACCTTGCAATACTTCTCTAATTCGGGGTAATATTTCAATACCCCTAGCGGTACTGGCTTGCCTTCTACCGTGGCCATACTAACAATCGCCTCATGTTCTCCTGAAATCATTTTATCCCATCGAGCTTTGGCAATATCATAATTGGGCATATTGGGGTCCTTTATTGTCCAAGCTTCCTTTGAGGCTGGATGATGGTCGCCTCCCAATGTAGG